ATCGGGTAGTTCAGGATCGAGTGGAAGTAGTGGATCTTCAGGATCTGCTGGAACAAGTGGCTCTGCTGGAACATCGGGTAGCTCAGGATCAAGTGGAAGTAGTGGATCTTCAGGATCTGCTGGTACAAGTGGATCTTCAGGAACATCGGGTAGCTCAGGATCAAGTGGAAGTAGTGGATCTTCAGGATCTGCTGGAACAAGTGGCTCTGCTGGAACATCGGGTAGCTCAGGATCAAGTGGAAGTAGTGGATCTTCAGGATCTTCAGGTACAAGTGGATCGAGTGGTACATCCGGTTCAAGTGGATCTGCTGGTACAAGTGGATCTTCAGGATCTTCGGGTACAAGTGGTTCTGCTGGTACATCAGGTAGCTCAGGATCAAGTGGATCAAGTGGAACATCAGGATCTCATGGATCAAGTGGATCTTCAGGATCATCTGGTAGTTCAGGATCAAGTGGAACATCAGGATCAAGTGGATCTTCAGGATCATCCGGTAGTTCAGGATCAAGTGGAACGTCAGGATCAAGTGGATCATCAGGATCAAGCGGTACAAGCGGATCATCAGGTACATCAGGTAGCTCAGGATCGAGTGGAGTTTCTGGATCATCAGGATCAAGCGGTACAAGCGGATCATCAGGTACATCTGGTAGTTCAGGATCAAGTGGTTCTTCAGGATCAAGTGGTGTTAGTGGATCTTCAGGCTCATCGGGTACATCTGGTAGCTCAGGGACAAGTGGAAGTTCAGGTTCAAGTGGCTCATCAGGATCAAGCGGTACATCAGGCTCAAGTGGTTCATCTGGAACATCGGGTAGTTCAGGATCAAGTGGAGTTTCTGGTTCATCAGGATCAAGTGGCACAAGCGGATCATCAGGTACAAGTGGAAGTTCAGGCTCAAGTGGATCTAGTGGTTCTTCAGGATCATCAGGTACAAGTGGAAGTTCAGGCTCAAGTGGATCTAGTGGTTCTTCAGGATCATCAGGTACATCTGGTAGCTCAGGTACAAGTGGAAGCTCAGGATCAAGTGGAACAAGCGGTTCCTCAGGAACAAGTGGATCTAGTGGATCATCCGGATCTAGCGGTGTAAGCGGCTCATCAGGCTCAAGTGGTACAAGTGGTTCATCTGGATCGAGCGGAAGTAGTGGATCTTCAGGATCTGCTGGAACAAGTGGTTCATCTGGATCTAGTGGTGTAAGCGGATCATCTGGGTCTTCAGGAACATCAGGATCAAGTGGATCATCTGGGTCTTCAGGATCTTCTGGTACATCAGGTAGTTCAGGATCGAGTGGTTCTTCAGGATCTTCTGGTACATCAGGTAGTTCAGGCTCAAGTGGAGTTTCTGGATCATCAGGATCAAGTGGTACATCAGGATCAAGTGGATCATCTGGGTCTTCAGGATCTTCTGGTACATCAGGTAGTTCAGGCTCAAGTGGTTCTTCAGGATCTTCTGGTACATCAGGTAGTTCAGGCTCAAGTGGAGTTTCTGGATCATCAGGATCAAGTGGTACATCAGGATCAAGCGGATCTGCTGGAACAAGCGGCTCAAGTGGTAGTTCAGGCTCAAGTGGTGTGAATGGTTCTTCAGGATCATCAGGTACAAGTGGAAGTTCAGGATCAAGTGGAACAAGCGGCTCATCCGGTAGCTCAGGCTCAAGTGGTTCATCAGGTAGTTCAGGCTCAAGTGGTACTTCAGGTAGCTCAGGCTCAAGTGGTACATCAGGATCAAGCGGATCTGCTGGTACAAGTGGCTCATCAGGAACATCCGGATCAAGTGGTACATCTGGTGTTAGTGGTGCTTCCGGTACATCAGGTCTTTCAGGATCAAGTGGTAGCTCAGGTACATCTGGATCAAGTGGTTCATCAGGTACATCCGGTAGTTCAGGTACATCCGGTTCAAGTGGATCTTCAGGATCATCAGGTACATCCGGTAGCTCAGGTACATCTGGATCAAGTGGTTCATCAGGTACATCAGGAACAAGAGGATCAGCCGGTTCAAGTGGTACATCCGGGTCTTCCGGGTCTTCCGGATCAAGTGGTACATCAGGTTATTCTGGTGTTGATGGTTCATCTGGAACAAGTGGATCTTCAGGTAGCTCGGGATCAAGTGGTAGCTCGGGATCAAGTGGTAGCTCAGGCTCAAGTGGTTCATCAGGTACATCTGGTTCGTCTGGAACAAGTGGATCACAAGGTGTGGTTGGTGGATACACAATATCTTATAATTCTACCGTTCTAAGTAGTTCCGGTGCTAGTTCAGGAAGAATAGTTTATAGCTTATCTTCTTTAACCGCCTCAAATGGTAATTTATGGATTTCCGGTACTGATGGATTAGGCAATTCTTTGCAATCAGCAGGTGGTAATACAGTTTTAGATAAATTAATTGCTGTTGCAAACAATGGCGCATTAGGACATCAAATAAGAATATTTGAGAAATCTGATAGTAGTAAAGTTAACTACTATTCATATACATTATTGGATTATGTAACAACACCTCCAAATAATACTGATGCTTATTTTACAAGACTAACATATTTAGGCGGTTCAGGTATTTCTACATTTACTAGTCCTTGTATAGGAATTGTTATAGTAGGAGCAAGTGGAGTAAGTGGACCAACTGGAAGTTCTGGATCAAGTGGATCGTCTGGATCAAGTGGTTCATCAGGCACATCCGGATCAAGTGGTTCATCAGGCACATCCGGATCAAGTGGTTCATCAGGTACATCCGGATCAAGTGGCTCATCAGGTACTTCAGGCTCATCCGGTACTTCAGGTGCTGGTGTTCCTGTGGGTGGTACTTCGGGTCAAGTATTGGCTAAAATTAACTCGACTAACTATAATACTCAATGGGTTACACCAAGTAGTGGTGGTGGTGGTGGTAGTGGTACTGTAAATAGTGGTACCGCTAGTTATGTAGCTTATTATCCATCAACTGGTACGACTGTTGATGATGCGAATCAGTTGTATTGGGACAATACAACTTCTCGATTGAGTGTAAATGCTGGTAATGCTCCAACTTATACTTTACAAGTTGGTACTATTGGTGGTGGTTCTGGTGATATTTATGCTGCTGGTAACATTATAGCATACTCAGATCAATCAGTAAAAGATAATGTAAAAACAATTACAAATGCGATTGAGAAAGTAAAACAAATGAGAGGTGTTACCTTTACGAGAAATGACCACGAAGATAAAGAAAGAGTTCATGCTGGGGTTATTGCTCAAGAAATGGCTCAAGCTTTCCCAGAAGTGGTATTTGATAACCCAGATGGTACAAAAGCTGTTGCTTATCCAAACATTGTATCTGTCTTAATTGAAGCTATTAAAGAACAACAAATTCAAATAGACCAATTAAAAGAAGAGATTAAAAATCTAAATAAATAAAAAAAGACCCGTTGTAATTAACGGGTCTTTTCATTTTAAATATATTTCTATTTAAGGCGTTGCTACACCTCTTTTTGAGACAACTATAGAAGCCATTTCATTTGCCCAAACTATAGATGATTTAATATCATCTGTTTGTATGTACTTTAAGATAAATGCTGAGGTAAAGGTGTCACCAGCACCACTAACATCAATAGTTTCTTGAGGATTGGGACTTGGATATATTTCATCTTTGAACTTTGTACCTCTACTACCTAAAGTTATTAATATATTATTACATTCTAATAACTCAGAGTTTTGTAAAGATTCTTTTTCATTCAATTTTACAAAAGTAAAACTACTTACTATTTCTTTAGTAAGTTTTCTTTTTGAATCTAAGATAGATATCTTAGAGTTCTTTCCAATTTTAATAAGATCATTATCGCTAATAAAGCCTTTATAGTAGTCACTTACAATTACTATGTGATATTCAGATAGTAAATTTGATTTAAGTTCTAATTTAGAAATATTAGTCTCACCTTCATCTAATCTTAAAAACATATGATTACTTTTCTTTTCAACAAATCTTGTTTTTGTAATAATCTCATCCTGGTGCCAATGTTCTATAATCACATCTTTATTCATAGCTTTTAAGTTTCTAACAACATTACCAGCCATTCCATCATTTTCAACTATTTCCATAGGGTTTAATACTGGTACTGGTGCTTCTGGACTGAATCTTGAAACATCACAATACATGAATCTATCAATACACTTTTCTCCTACTACTAAAATCTTAATCATTTACTTTCTATAATTTTTGTAGATGAATAACCATCTATTTTATCAAAGAATATAACCTCTTTAACTAAGTGAGAACCTATTACCTTTTTATCTTTATAGTCATTTCCTACTATAATAATATCAGCTTCCCACTCTTTTATTCTATTACAAAGTTCTTCGTCAGTTGAAAAACTAACAGAACTATTTACATATTTAATAGAATTCATAAAATAAATTCTATCTTTAATATTATTTATAGGTCTTAATTCTCCTTTGAATTGTTTTACTCTTTCATCTGTGTCAATTCCAACTCGTACTTCACCAAACTGATTAGCAAATTCTAATAGTTTAATATGACCTATGTGTAAAACATCAAAGGTTCCATTAACCCAAACCTTTATTTCTGAGAATCTCCCTTCCATACTCTATATGAATCTGAATCTGAATGTGTTGTTGATACCTCAAAGATAACACCATCTGTTAAAGCCTCTAACTGATGAGGTTGACCAGGTCTTTGTCTTACAGTATCACCAACAACTAATTTTTGTTCTATAACATCAGCGGTTTCAGTATCTATCCATCGATATAAGAATTCTCCTTTATCAACATACCAAGTTTCATCTTTAATCATATGATAGTGCATTGAAAACTTAGCACCTTTATTAAAACAAAGTAACTTACCACAGTAAAGTTCATTGTTTTCTATAATAACTTCTTTGCCCCATCCTTTTGGAACACAACATCCTTCTGTATGAAGAGCGTTTATAACTACTGGTTTATCCATTTATAACTTGATTTATTTTTTCAATCACCATTTGAGAAGTGATTTGTTTAGTACATTCAAACATTCTATCAGTATTTTTATGATCTGGACACCAGTTCCAATCACCACCATCTAATCTATGTCTATTAAAACAACCTGTACAAACATTTTTATTTATAACACGATATGTATTAGATACTGTTTCACTATATTCTTCGCTAAACCCTGATATAAGAACTGTTGGAAGACCAATTGTCCAAGATAACCAACTTAAACCAGAACCTAAACCAACAAAGAACTCACAAGAAGTCATTTCTTCTATTAGCCTTTCAATTGAACCAGCTTCAAATTTAGTTATACCTTGTGGTTGGAAGTTACCCATATACCCATCATTTTCTTTTGAATAAAGAACAACTTCATATCCAAGAGAGTTTAGATAATCAACTACTTCTTGCCAGCCATTTGCATTATTCCAATATTTAGCCTGACATGTTGAATGTATACCAATTCCAACTTTCTTTTTCTTTTCAACATTAGGAATTTTTAATAAAGATTTTGTTTCTTTATATTCTAATCCTAAAATATCTGAAGCGGTTTTTTGTAAAGGTTGTAGTTTGAAATCGTTTGGATTTCTTGCTTCGTCATATTTACCATCTTTATAAAACCAACCTAGTTTATACATAGCATAAATATTATTCACTACACTTCCTGGTTCTACAAATTCAATATCTGGATAAGTTTCTCTAAAAAGATTATTCATGAATGTTGAAACTATTAATTCACATTCGTGTTTATCTTTAAATTCTCTAATAAAAGGAACCCAAGCCAAAGTGTCACCTAATGAACTACTTTCTAAAACAATAAAAACTCTTTTATTTTTCAAGTCTAAAGTGTATTCATAGAATAATGATCCACCTTCCCAAACTTTTGTTGTCCACTTGGTGAAATATTCACGGTTTAATTTAACCCAGTGATTTATTGGTAGAATTTCAGAATAATGACATTTTCCAATTTCGTCATAAAATTCAATTTTGAATTTACTTTCAGATGAGCCATTTATTTCAATAAATGGATTTGATATAAAGTTCTGATTGATAATGGGTTTAGGTATAAATCTAGATTGTTCCATTATTGGCATTCTGTTAACCTTTTTATAGAAATTAGCATAACCATTTTTGAACAAATCTAATTGGTCTTCTACTGTATATTTTCTATCAGAATAAAGAAGAGCTAATAATTTATATTTAGTTGATATTACATCTCCATTTATTTCTGTTATATAAGGAGTAAACATATCCATATATTGTTCTAGATTTCTAGTTAAGATTTTCAAACCATATGAAGTAGCCTCTCTTAAAACTAAAGGATTACATTCCCAAGTTGAATTAAACATAAACAAATCAGCCGCTTTCATAAAAGTATCAACATCAGCTCTTTCACCCCAAATAGTTACATTTGAAGGTAGATTTTCCATAACAGGTCCCCAATAGTCTTCAAAATTAGAAGCTTGATTTCCAATAAAATGAAATTGTATTTCAGGGTTAGATTCTTCTAAAGATTTAGCAACTTCAACACCTTCTTTTTGATTTTTACCTGATGTCCATAAACCAACATTAATAACATGTTTTTTATTAGGATCCATCCCTAATGATATTTTAGCTTCTAGCTTTTCATCGTCTGTTGGTACTTTATTCTCAATAGGAAACTGTAACACTTCACTATATGATGGCATCATACTAAATGTTTTTGATTTATGCCAAGGTGTACAAAAGGCATAACCATCAGGATTAAATCTTTTAGATGTTGCTGGATTAAACCAAACATTATGACAAGTTTCAATCATCTTCCAGGTTCTGTTGTTGTCATATAATTCGTTTAACATAACATCTGGTATTTTATTTGAATGATCAAATCCTTCTAAAATCTCATCTGCGTGTACAATGTCTATTTTATTATCACGGATTATATCCATTAAAATAGATTTATCTTCGTATAATGTTGTAAAGTTTTCAGGTTTTATTATTCTTTTGATTTCGTTCTTTTGAACCACATAAGCCCATCCTCCAATATCAGCATATTCTACTACGAATAACTCAAAATCTTCATTATCAATTAAAGCTTGTATTCTTTTTAAAAGGAATGAAGGCATACCACCTGTAGAAAGATGTGGTGCTAAAAACAATATCTTTATTTTTTCTTGCATATTTATAGTTATATTTTTCTTATAGATTATATTAAAAATTAGAATAAAGTTATAATCTATAATTAAAAAGTACCTATAGAATTTAATATATACAATATGAAACTTGTAAAATATTTTGAATTCAACCAACAAGATTTGGAAGCATCTAAATCATTTCGTGTCAAGGATGAATTAAATCCTAAAATATGGGATGACTTTAAGATAGATGATGAAGTTAGAGAAGACTTGTTAAAAATCGCTGAAGATTTTTATGCCTCTACTGGTTTAGAGGTAGATGTTGAGGATATAGTTTTAACTGGCTCTTTGGCTAACTACAACTGGTCTGAAAAATATTCAGATTATGATTTACATATATTAATAGACTTTACTAAAGTAAATGATGCTATTGATTTAGTTAAAAAGTATGTTGATAGTGCTAAGTCTGTTTGGAATAAAGAACATGATATTAAAATAAAAGGATATGAGGTTGAAGTTTATATTCAAGATATATCAGAGCCACATAAATCAACAGGTGTTTTTTCTTTATTAAATAATAAATGGAATATTAAGCCTGAAGAGTTTGATTTTGAACCAGACGAAGATATGATTGCTGAGAAAGGTAAATCAGTTATGATGATGGTAGATGAACTGGAAGAACAAGTAGATGAAGATAAATATGATTCCTTTATTGAAAAAATTCAAAAAGTTTGGGAAAAGGTTAAAAATTACAGAAAAAGTGGATTAGATTCTGAAGGTGGTGAGTTATCAATGGGTAATTTAGTATTTAAGTTTCTTAGAAGAAATGGGTATGTTGGTAAAATAATAGATCTTAAAAGAAAATCATACGATAATCAATTTAAATAATATGGAAATTAAAATATCAGAAATAGAACAAGTGTTCAAAGATGTATTTGTTGCTGAAGAAGGTGTAGTAAATACAGTTGAATCTGTATATGAGATGTCAAGAGATGAAGATTTCTATAAATTAGTTATCTCTATACATGGTTTATCTACTCAAGATACGTCTATCATACATACTAAATTTATCTTTAAAACAGATTTAGATAAAAGACACATAGTTGATAACTCTTTTATTTATTTATATGATATTAACTGTATCTACCATAAAATTGAATTTACAAATGTGGTTGATATGAAGAAAAAAATAGAAGATATTATTGAATCTAAAAATTTTGGTGAAGATTTACAAATTCTTTCTGACTTTATTGAAGCCCCAGCAATGTTCTTAAACTATTATATGAGAAGAGACAACATTACCGATTATTCAATTTTTGATGTTGAGTATGAACCTAAGTTCAAAACAACTCCTTGTGATAAAACTACATTTGACTTTAAGATTAATATTAACAATAACTACAATATGGAAATGTCAATTCATAAAATAGATAGAGTTGATGAGGAAGAGTTAGATACTTATAAGTTTCAATTTAAATTTATGGATGAGATTAAAACATTTGAAACAGATACAATTAAAAACGTTCACTTTTTTATCGGAGACCATATTGCTAAAATATTAGACAGAAAATTAAAGAATAAGTAATGAGATATCTTGAAAAATTTGTTAATTATCTAAATGAATCAACTGAGGATATAACTGATTTAACTAAAGAAGAGTTAGATGAGTTACTTATTCCTATTACTGACTTAGGTATTGAGTATTCTTTTACTACACCAAGAGTTATTACCGATGGTGAGTTTTCTGGATATAAATCAATGAATATACAATTTAGAAACTCTTTTCAATTGGGACCTGCTGGTGGTTATACTGAACAAATTATTGATGAGAAATTCTGGGATTTCTTAGATGAGTTAATAGCTCTTAAAAATCGTTTAGAAAGTGCTAAAGTTTCTATTGGTACTAACTGGAGACATCATATAATTGTTACTTTTATACAAAAGGCTAAAGTTGAGGGTGATTTATTTACAATACAAAAGTTGTATAATGATATGAATTTAAGAACTAATGCTTCAAAGAGTGATTTTACAAATAATATGACTAAGAATTTAGATAAAAAAAATTTAAAAATCACCGTTAGATGTAATGGTGGTTTTGGATCCTCTGATTATACAGATAGAAAGTGGAATGGTCTTTTTAGAGGTATAGATTTTTCTAAATTTAATGTCGAAAAAGAAATTACAGAAGATAGATTTGGTGGTAAGTCAGCTGTTGTTACAATTACTCTTAAAAGTGAATCATAACATTTAATATATATGTTAATAAAAATATTATAGTAAAATGTCTCATATATTATTAAAACAAGTACCAACTTCAGCGATTACGGCACCTGCGGCAACGTATGTTAAATTATTTAGTAATTTTAACGATGGTGGTCTTTTATATTATATGGATGACTCAGGTAATCCTTTACCTGTTGGTGCTGGCGGTGGAACTACATATAATCCCGTAACAGAAATTATATATTCTGATTTATATAACTTGGGCATGAGCAATGGATTTGCTACGGCATCTTATTATTTAATTACTGATTTTGACTCTGTTTATAATCAACCGGATTTTTATTGTGACGGTACTCCTAAAATATCTGTAGATTGTAAAGGTAAACCTTCGGGTTGGGCTTATCAGCCAATTTTAGTAATGGCTACATCTAAAAATACCTTATCACCTGATGCTTATCAACCACCTGCTGCTGGTTTTAGTGGATTTCCACTTGATAAAATTAAATATGATTATACTTGGAATCAAACAGAATTTGGTAATAATGCTAGAGGTAGAATAACCGAAAGAGTAGATGAATTTGGTAACAGGACTGATTATGATCATAGATCTATAAGATTTAGAAGATATCAAGACTATACTAAAAATGTTCAACTTACTGGTATTATTACTGATTATGATTGTATAAATGGAACTGTAGCCGCTCACGGTGCTTCTTTTTCAACAGAATTGATGATTGGTGATATTATAATAATAGATTCTAAATCGGATTTAGGTTATGATATAGGTCTTAAAGTCCATAATGTTATTTCAGATGGTTCTTTTGTAGCTACAGTTGATGGTTTATATAGTGGCGGTGTTCCAATGCCTGTTGTTTTAGGAAGTGGTACAACAATTACACCTCAAGATTATAGTTTTTCTAGTAAAAGTTATGACTTTTATTCTACAAATGCTACTAGTCAATATACTCAATATAAAGAAGTTTATTTTGGTCAAGGTGATGCTGATGACTGTAATAAAGAAGTTTATCCATTTCAGATAGCAAGCTCAGTTAATAATAAAATTGGAAACTATTCACAAGTTTATTTGAGTGGAGCCAATAATGTATTCATACTACCTAATAATATATTTGGAAGTAATTGTAATAATAATTCAATATTGGATAATTTCTACAATAATCATATTGGAGATAACTTCTTTGATAATAATATTGGTTATAACTTTAGTAAGAATTTTATTGGAGATAACTTTTCAAGAAATACTACAGTTGATAATTTCTCTTCTAATATAATTGGTGATAATTTTAAATGGAATATAATACAGACTGGTGTTTCCAGTTATGATTTTTCAACTGCAAGTCATGTTTATGGTAATTATAATTGTAATATATTCTCAAACTCTTTAGGGTTTGTTAGATTATCTTATTATAACTCTTCAGATGTATTAGTAGTTACTGATGCAAACTCTTAATCATTCATAAAAGAAATAACAGTATCTAAATTTTCTCTATTAAATCCATCGGGTAAAGGTCTTCCACCTTGTTTTAGATAATCACTATACATATTATTATATTCGTCTATTGTATAGAATCCATTATCAATTTCTGATAATATTACATTTGTGTCGTGAAAGGTCACAGTTTTATTTTGTAGACCGGTTTCACCATATGCTGGTCCGATAGGGCCTATTAATTCGGTACCTGAAAACTCTTCATTGATAAACTGATTGAATGATTTAATCATTTTTTGATTCTATTTTTTCAAAATACTCATCTTGTTCTTCAAGTGAATATTCATTTCTCTTAATGTTATATATTAAATTATAAAGAAACTTATCATGTAATTTGTGATGTTCATCGTGTACCATAGTTACTAAACAAGTTTCTTCTTCAAAATTATTTTCAATTTTAGTAATTTCCATACCAAATTTACCATTTTTGTCATGTAAATTGCAAATAACTTTTACTTTACTTTCAAGTAATTCTAATATTTTAGAAAAAGTAGTATTCTTAGAAAGATATAAATAATCTTTCATATCTTCTTTGTTTGTAGCTTGGTACAACTCTAAGAAATCACGTTCTCTTTTAGTTAAAGCTTTCTTCTTAGAAACTTTAACCTTTATCTTATTTAATTCCATATCCTTAACAGATTCGTTTAATAAATAATATTTTATAAATCTTTCAATTTTCTTCATTCAAATATACTACTTTATAGTTTTATATATTAAGAAGTATTTGTTTATTTTATATATACATTGTAAAATTACACTAAATAGATGGATAAGAAATTACTTGACGCATTAAATAATTTATCTGTAGCTCTTGAAGATATAGCTGATATTTTAGCTAAGAAACAATCAACAAGTTCTACCGGCGCCGCTTTAGAAAGTGGTGACTTATCTAAGAATCTTAAAGAGATTGATGCTGGTATAAAATCTATTAAAGCCGACACTCAAGAAATTCTTAAAAGTCAAAAAACTATCTTAGAAATGTCTAAGAAAAGTTCGGCAGATAAGAAAAAAACTCCAATGGAAGAAATTGGTGGTGATAAGAAACAAGAAAGTAATTTAAAGAAAGGTTTAGGTACAATATTGTTAATAGCTGTAGCTGTCTTAGCCATTGGTTTAGCGTTTAAATTAGTTGGTAAAATAGACTTTTTATCTGTTATAAGTCTTGGTTTGGCTATTATGCTTATATCTGTTGCTTTTGAAAAAGTAGCCAAACTAAATTTATCATTGAAACAAGCCGCATTGGCTTCTGCTGCTATGGTTCTTATGGCGCTTGCTGTTACCGCATCATCTTGGGTGCTTAGTATGATTAAACCAATTGGTTTTATGCAAACAGTCACTGGTATATTAATAGCTGGTATGTTCTATGTTATAGCCAACCATATGGAAAATATTTTCATTGGTGTTGCCGCATTTGATAAATTGAGAGTTAGTCCGGTCAAACTTGTTACTTCATTGGTTGCTATAGCCACTGCAATAACCTTCTCATCTTGGATATTATCATTTATAAGACCTATGTCACTTGGTCAATCAGTTACTGCTATCTTAATTGCTGGTATGTTTGCTGTTATTGGTTTTAGCTTTCATAAAATTGCAATGGGTGTTGCCGCCTTTAAGTTGGCAAATATTAAAACAACAGATCTTCTTTTAGTTCTTGTTGGTATAGCTGCCGCAATAACTGCTTCTTCTTGGATATTAAGTTATATAAAACCGATGGGATTCTGGCAGGCTGTTACTGGTATTATGATATCATTGATGTTCTTAGCGATATCATTCAATTTAGAGAAAATAGCAATTGGTGTAGTTGCATTTAAGAAAACCGGTGTTAAAGCAACAGATCTTCTTTTAGTTCTTGTTGGTATTGCAGGAGCAATAACTGCTTCTTCTTGGATATTAAGTTTTGTTATGCCTATTGGTATATGGCAGTTCTTAACAGCTTTAGGTATAGTGATTTTATTTGCTGTTATGTCTTATTTTATGGATAAGTTGGCTATTGGAATAGTTTTAATTGAAAAGATATTGGGTAAAGGTAAGGTATTTTTAATACCTCTCGTGATGGTTGCTATATCATTGGCTATTATGTTATCTTCTCATATTTTAGAAAAAACAGCTGATATTAAGTTTGTGACTTTACTTAAAATATTGGCTTTAGGTCTTATTTTAGCTCTTGTTACTACCGCTTTTACACCAGCAATGGTGATTTTAGGCAAAGTTGGTATTAAAAATTTACTTACAGGTGGTCTTGGTATAGTTATTATGGCTACTGCCATAATGGCAGCATCTTTATTATTATCAATTGGTAGTTATAAAAACTATCCTAAAGCATCATGGGTACTGGGTGTAGGCTTATCAATGATAGCTTTCATACCAGCTGTTCTTGCTTTAGGTTTAATATCTATGTCAGGTGTTGGAGCTCTCGCATTATTAGCAGGTGCTGTTGCAGTATTGGGTATTTCAGCTACAATTAGTGCCGCTTCTCATATATTAGCTAGTGGTAAATATACAGGTGGTCCTCCTGTTTGGTGGGCAATGTCTACGGCTTTGGCTTTAACAACATTCACCGCAGGTATGGTTTTACTTGGTGGTATGATTGTTGGTAGTTTCGGTTTAGGTGCTATTGCACTTGCGGCTGGTGGTGAAGCTGTATTAATGGTCGCACAAACAATAGTTGATACTTCATTTGTTTTGAAAAAAGGTAGTTATACCGGTGGTCCTACTAAAGATTGGGCTGAAGGTATATCATTGGCTTTAGGTGCTTTCTCACCAATATATGGAATGTTAATGGCTAATAATATACTTAGCTTATTTGGTGGAGGTGGTGTTGGTCCTGATGACTTTGCAAAAGCTATTAAAACTATCTCTATGGGTATAGTTGACGCGGCTAATTTCTTTAACGGACCAGAAGCAAAAGCGGCTTTCATTGGTGGTCCTAAAAAAGAATGGGCAGAAGGTGTTGGTAAAGCTATTGGTGCTTTTGCTCCTGTTTATCAAGTTTTAGCTGATAACTCAGGTTGGTTTTCAAGTGGTGTTTCAGTTGAAGATATGGCAAAAGCCATTATGACTATATCTAGAGGTATAGTTGATGCTGCTACCTTCTTTAACTCACCTGATAATACTGGTGTTTTTGATGTTAGTAGAGTACCATCTAAAGAATGGGCAGATGGTGTTGGTGGTGCCTTAGGTGCTTTTAGTCCTATCTTTAATGCTTTAAGTAAGGATACTGGTTGGTTTACTTCGGGTGAAGATGTTATTGATAATATGTTATATGGTATTACTTCAATATCTACTGGTATTGTTAGATCTGCTATAATTTTAGCAAGAGGTGAAAGATTCTTTAAAACTACAATAGATCCAAATTTTGTTAAAAAACTTAGTAGTAATATTATTGATTATATGACCTTAGTTGATAAACTTAGTAAATATAAAACATCTTCTATTAAATCTTTATTAGGTATGGATCCAGTTGAAAATATCGCAAATGGTATGGTGAAGATTGCTGGTGCTTATGATAGATTGGCTAGAGCTATTAGAAACTTCAGTACAGCCTTAAATGGTATGGATGCTGTAAAAGTTAATTCATTTACAAGATTGACAGGTAATTTAGCTTTATTATCAGCTATGGATTCAACTATGTTTAGTAACATGTTGAGAGTTATTGAATCCAGAAGTGGCGTTTTTGCTAATTTACTAAAAGTTCAAGGTGCTGAGCTTGGTAAAAGACCTGGAGTTAATGTTGGTGGTCCAGGTGGTGGTCCTGTTGGTAGTCAGTCTAAGAAAGATGAACAGCTTAAAGATGCTAAAGGTGAAACTCAGTTGCAAAAACTTGATAAAATCTATAAAGTAATGGTGGAGATGACTGGTTATACAAAAAGTATTGATGAACATCTTCAGAAACCTGGTGATAAGAAAAATGAAGATATAGGTGCTAAAGGTGATGATTAAACATTTTAAATAATTATTATATAATTTATATGGCAAATAAAATTTCACTTCTAAAAAAACTAAAAATCTTTAGAGATTTTAAGAAAGTTCTTAGACTAAATAAAACCGAATTACAAGAAGTATTTGGTGCGAGAGTTGATAATGCTTATAGAATTTATAATGTTATTAATATACCTGCAGAGGAAATAGGCGAACCTTACAATTTAAGAAAGACAGATATTGATTTAATTGCTGAGAAATCTGTTAGGGAATATTCTTCAAGTATTTCTAAATATTTAGATGCAAAAGGACTTCAAGAAATGTATGATTTCTATGAAATTAAAAAAGTAGATAAATACTCATACTTAATTGTTATTGGTTTTTCATTATCTAATAATCCTTTTAGAAGTAATATTTATTATGATAGATTGTATTATAGAGTTATACCTATAGCTTCTATTATATCTTTAATTTTATTATTAATTTTCCTTCTTTAACTAAACTTTCACCACTACAGAACTTATAAATAAAAATATAAATTCTAAAATAACATGGATAAATTTTATGAGGTATCAGAAGACGCAATCGCAAGATTTTATGAAGTCTTTAACAAAAAAACTTTCCCAGTAGCTATCGGTTTTCAGTTTATTGGATGTGAAAAACAAAAAGAACTAATCAAGATTTCAAAGATTGCTGACCAATACGCATTTCTTCTTAAAAAAGAAATTTTAATTTCTATTAATGATGACTTGATGAGTGTTTTTGATGACGAATCAATTGAAATCTTAATTGAGCAAGAAATTGATAAAGTAACAATGAACATTGAAACTGGAAAAATCAAATTAATTAAAACGGACTTAAACACTTTCTCGGCTATTGTAAATAAATATGGTGTTGAAAAAGTAGCTCGTGCTAATAAAGTTGAAGAACTTTACAACGAACAAAAGAAAGACGGTAAAGCTGACGAAGAATTTATAGCTTAATAAAATAAAAATAAAAAATTAATAATATGGAACAAATTGAAACAAGAGTAGTTAAACCTGCTGTATCATTTTTTGAAAATGAAGTAGATAATTTAATTATTACGCCTCAAGAAGAATCTATTTTAGATTCTAAAATTAAAGATATTGAGGATTATATGAAAAATAATTCAGGTAAAGGCAAGTCTGAACAAGAAAAAGATGAGTTGTATAAAAGTGCTCAAAATTTATGGCATAGTTATTCATCATCACTTAAAAATGCTCAATATACTTTCCATTTAAATAGACCTCAACATAAATTTTTAACTGATTTAATTCTAACTAAAATGGAATATGATGTTAATACTGTATTCTTTGCTATTGAGTTAACAGATATGATGGGTAATATGAAAGGTGCTAAATATACAGATGATAACGGGTTAGTTTCATTTTCTGTAAATGCAACTGAAATTACTTATATCTATCATTTAATTTCTAAACATAAAGTAAAAGGTCTTTCAAAAGATGCTTACTTATTTTCTCAAATTCTTTATAGAATTGGTAGAATTAGCAAAATGATTAACTATTATGATGCTGCACATAAAAATCTTTCAGGTGATATCCAAAACTGGGTTCTTACTTTTGAAGATGGTGTTGAAATGGAATCTACATCTAAAAAGTCTAAAAAAGAAAAAGCTGTTACTGAATAAATAACACTTAAATATAAAAAAACCTCTGTTTTCACAGAGGTTTTTTTATTTTAATAAACTGGAGTAATTGGTTGAAATGGACCTATCAAATCAATATATGATGTGGGTTCTCTCAAGTCTTTAAGACCTCTTATCTCATAGTTCTTTTTATCTCTATAGATTAAACCATAACCATTATCAGTTGTTACTTCAATAACAATGAATGGATCTATATTAGAATCAATTGTAAAATTAAAAGGTAATATAGGATTTGGTGGTGGTAACATAGATGTTATTGATTGAGTTGTCATCTTAGGAACTTGTCTAAATTCTTTAAAAGTTTGAACTGGTTCGTAGTTAATTTCTTTCCATTCAGTTATTTTTAACCAGTTTTGAACATCAACATTTGGTGGTGTTGAACTTGTAGCTGTTGAGGCTGTTCCTAAACCACTATAAACAAAAACATCTCTAAGATATTCAACCGTACTTGTAACGCTATATGAAGCACCGCCTTTCCAAGAAGCTATATTTTCATATTTTCTTGGATTATGAATTTTATTACTATCAATTTGAGACTCATATATTTTACCATAGTAACTTATTTTATCACCTTTATTATAAGTAGTAAATGGATACCATTCTTTATATGTTTTATAAGTTCTTACTGTTATATCAAAATAATCAGGTAAATCTATATTAACACCGTTGAATGGTTTAGGCGGTGGTGTTAAACCAGTTGGATTCTTATCAGCACCTATTTTATCTAATATTGTATAAAAGTCAATCACACAGTTATAAACAGTTGACCCGCTATTAATAGGCATTAGATAAGCTTCATTTAATTTAAATGAAATAGGTGTCATATTTTGTTTAATATTAAATATCTGAACATCATATGATGTGTGTTGTATTTGAGTCTGATCATTAAAATATGCCTTACCTGTAATATCAAGAATCTTATGAGTTAAAGGAATAATATTTCTCTTCAACCAGTATTTAAGACCTTGTAATTTAATAATTATCTCATCTATTGAATAATTTAAAACAATATTACCATCTTTGTCAGTAATATTATATGTTAAATTAAACATATTTGTAGCATCATAGTCATTATTAGGAAAATTGTTAGTAATAAAATCACTTTCAGTCCAGCCTTCAACTGTGTTGTCAAATATATCAGGAATTTCTTGTTTGAATAGTTTTAAAAATTTCTCAGATTGTGGATTTATATTTTTATAATATTCATTTAATTGTAAATCATTATAACCAAAGAAGTTAATAGCATTAATAATTGATTTATAAGCACCGATATAAGGATATATCAAGTGTTTCATCATCAACATCTCTTTTCTCTTTTTGTTAAGATAAGTCCAATCAATACCACCTTCTAATACATCATATTCTTTGAATATGAAAACTTCATTAGGTGCTATTAATTTACCAACATTTCCTAATTCGGTTTTAAATCTGATATCTTCAATTTCGGTTTGACCATATGTCATGAATCTACCAATCTCTCTATCAATTACTTTAATATCAAATCTACAATAAGTTGTATCTCCAGTTGTTGGATAATCTGTTATAACTGTACTTTCTTGAAATAGATAATCATCATTTCCTAAAAAATCTACAATAATACTCTTATAGAAAACATTTCTTATTTTAACAATTGTTCCGTTGTTTGAAGAAATGTATTGTTTTTTCTTATTTGTTGTATCTTTTATATAAATAGCAATAATTTGGCCTTCTTTTAGACCATTTGATGTAAAATCATATGGAGAATTAGTATTCAACTTTATAAGACCTCTTTTATCGGGTCCATATACATCAAGAGTTTCAAATGAAGCTACTGAATAATTTGTTGATGTTGATTCAAATGTTAAAGATATATCTTCTTTTTTATAAAGTTGTAAAATAGATCTTAAAGCACCTTCTTCATCTGATCTAAATCCTAAGAATAGTTCTAAAGGCTCTGGTTTAGTTGAAATATCTGTGTCATCATCAATATAACTTAATGTATAAGATACTGTTCCAAAAATAGTTTGTTGATATTCTGGTGCATCTAACTTAGTTAAGTCTTTATTTGGCTTATTGTTTAATACTACAGTAGGTAATGGTTTTGATCCAGTATATGAATAACTACCTGTTGTTGGTAATTGAGTTCCTGAAAAATCATATATGAAAAACTCAGGTACATCATCTGAATACCATCTAAAGTAATAACTTACCGGTACATCATTTTTGAAATTTTCTCTTGGTTTTCTTAAATATTCTTTAGTTTTTAACCATAAGTCAATATGTGGTACATAGTCTGGGTGCAAAGTTCCATATAAATTATCCTCGGCTATTTGAGAGTTTATAACTTCTGGTGTAATTACACTATTTAGTGTTACTTCAACCTCTAATACAGAGTTTATAGATGGTTGTATAACCCAAATAGATTTTCTATCTGGATTATATATGATTCTGTCTGAACCAGCTGATAAAGATTCTGTATGAACAACATTACCGTTTACTGGATTAATAACTTGTATTACATTAGAAGATCTTGATGATAAATAAACAGCGCCATCAAATTGATTTAATGCTAAATAACCGTAGTTACCAACCGAGACATCAGCTACTACGTTATTGTTTGTTAAATCTAAAGATTTGAATGATGTAGATGAGTCAGATATATTCACATCACCTGATAGATTATTATAAATAATATCTTCAAATCCAGATGTTAATACATTTGGAATAGCAACACTAATACTGTTATCTATTTTCCATAAAGATGCTGAACCATATACATAAACAGCCTCATTAACTGGCTCATAGAAAATAGAACCTGTGGCGCCTGGTATACCAAATGTTGACTGTATCGATCTTGTTGAACCTAAAACCCTTAAAATAGAACTCGTGTTTGAGTTAGTTATAATATACATTTTACTTTCAAATTCATTAAACACCATAGTTCCTGTTGATGTAGCATCTACTGGGAAACTAGTAGATGATGTTGTTAGAGTTTGTGATAAACTATTATTTGAATTGTATATTTCAACTCTGGCTACATTACTATATGAGATATAAATATCACCATTTGCGGTGTTTATTTGGATATCTTTGGCATTGTTACTTAGAGGCCACCCAGTAACAATAGTATTTAATAAAGGATCAACTACATACACTTTATTTTTTGATAAACAATATAAATAATTATTTATCCCGTTAAATCTCATAGCTATACTTTGAGTATTTCCTGGTAGTGTAATACTTGCCATCTCATTACCTAAGTATGAGTCTAATACAGTTAAACCGTCACCAAATGCGTAAATTGAATTTGATAACTGAACATATATTATATCAACTAAATTATTAGAACTCAATGATGATAATGTGTAAGTATTTACATTATAGCTATTTAAATTATAGGTTAAACTAAATGCAGAACTAAATTGACTAACATTAAATGGTCCACCAGAAGCACTACCTCCTGTTGGTCCAACTATTGGTCCACAACCCGTTTGACCAAATCCAACCTCAAATGCTAAAGTGATAAATGGTGATGAGTTACAAAGTTCATTATTTGTAGCCCAGAAAGGACCTTGATAACTTAAATTCATAACACCTGGATCAAGATGAGTTATATTATACTCTTGATTGTTCCAAGTATGAAAAGTGTTATTTACTGAGAACGCCATACCCGTCGCAAAACCAGCATCTTCAAATGAGTAAGTACCGGTTGCGGTTGATGATAAATTTACTTCATTAGATGCTATTAAGACACCTAAATTTCCTTTAATTTTCTTAGTTATAATATAATCACTTATACCTGGTAGATTACTTTTACCTGTACTTATTGTATAATCTAATCTTCTATCAGTTCTTTTTACATCAAATTTTAATAAGTTATTAATACTTGATACTAAAATTCCGTAGTTGTTTAAGTAATCTCTATGTTCGTTTACCCAAGCCGATAAAGTGGCTGGTATATCGGGATATTGTGATGATGGTAAATAAATTGTTGTTTGGTCATATGTATCTCCGTTTATTGTAAATGATAGATAACTACCCATATCATTAAATAAAATTCTTGAGTGTTCAATATAATAGTTGGCTGTTGTTCCAACTAAAACTTCATTTAAATTAAACTCTACGTTTGGATAGTCAGTTCTTAATTTAATTGAGTTATAAAAAGGTGAAGTAAAAGATCCAACATATTGTAACTCTGCTACAATACCTAACTTTTGAAGACTTACATAGTTTCTTGTTAACCAAGCTCTTAAAGTTCTATCAATAGTTCTTTGCATATCTGGTGAAGCACCACTATATATCCAAGCTATTTCTTCTTCAAATACTTGTTTATTTAATTTAACTTTAAAACCATACTCATCTAAATCCGTAAATACAATATTCAGTGAAAAGTTAGATGAAAAATTATAATTTAATTCTTTTGTTACTGATTCTTCTACTTGTATAAGTCTCTCATATGTTTCTTTTACATGACTAACTGAGTATGTTGTTCCAATTGAACCTTGATAAAAATTAACTTCAACATACTTAGATGGATACATTAAGTCTGCTTTAAGTTTACTATTCTCATAGTATAGTTCAACATTAAATGATTTTATATCACTTTCATATTTTTGAGCCGCCGAAGCTAATGTCACTTCATTGCTCTGAGTCCAACCTTGTTGAAAATATAATTTATCTGTTGTTAAATACAATTGAGCACTTGATAAAGACTCAGATGTTATATGTTGATCAACTAATATGTGTGAAATTATATCTGTCCAATATGTTGTACTATTTTTAGGTGTTATAAATTGTGTAGACGAATTTGCAAAACTTTGCGTATAAGCTTGAATACATTCATAAATTTTATTATTATATAAAACTTGAGATTGTGTAGCATAAAAAGTTTGCTGAGAGTTTCCATTAAATGTTGGAATAGTAGCAACTGTAAAAAAGTTTTGATTATTGTTTGATCCAATTATCTTAAACTCAGTCCCCGGCTTTAAAACACCTGGTGCTAAACTACCAAATGATATTCTATTTAACTCAGGTTTTGAAAATGTCGCAGGTGAATATTGTAATGTTAATGAGCCATCATATATTTTTGGCAAATCTGTCTTAGTTGATACTTCTATTATTAGATCAATGTTTGTAGATAAATCAGATGTTGAAGTATAATATTCAAAAAATTTAGTATCAGTTATTTCTTCTTCTTTAACAGTAAATGAGCTATTATTATTTTTGCTGTTAATAACATTTAATTTCTTTTTCTTATATAATTTATCATAGAAATTTGGCTCATTCCAAGTTGATAAGTTGTTTTGATATAATCCGTTTATATAATTATAAACACCAATAGCATTTACACCTGATATAGATTTGCCTACATAATTAGTATCATATATGTATTGATTATAAAAGTTAGTTTCAAATGTTGAATTATCAACAGATGATATAATCATAATGGCGCCTTTTTTTGTACCTACAACTGTATATGTTTGTGAAAGGTTGGTGAATTCTAATAGTGGTGAGTCAAATCTAATAATCGTTCCAACTGGAAAAGACTTGTCTAAAAGAGTACCATATATCCATTTTGAATAAAAACCAGGATCATTATTAATCGGTTCTATTTTAGTAATAGATTGTGTAGTATAGTTACCTGCATAAAAATCAAATCCAAATTCATTGAATAATTGAAATTTATTCAATGTCATCTCACCTGGATATTCAAATTCAAAAGAAGGAATTCTTTCTAATGTATATAGACCAGCAGTCTTAAATGTATCGTTTGAGTTTTCGTGGAAAAGAATAGTTCCTTCAAATCTATCATTTGCGTCACTATAGTTAAAATTTAAATTATCTCCTTCTTTATTGAAAAATAGTAAGTTCTTGTGATTTGACATCTATGATTATAAACTTTTACATATATATTAATTTATCTTTTCTTAGTAGTTGAATTTAATATATACAAGTATCAAAATAACTAATAAATTATGAAACACATTAAAAAATTCAATGAAACAAAAAAGGACAAAAAGGTTGAAGACCAAGAAGTTCTTTTTAATGCTGAAGTTTTAGTAGATAAAGATGAGAAACCATCATTTAAAACAGATGTAGAAGAAGACCAAGAAAAGGTTAAAAAAGAATTTGATAAACTAATAAAAGTTAAAAAGTTTGAAAACTTTACAATTGAGATTGAAGTTAAAAAAACAGAAGACTCTGAAGAACAAACACTTTTGGGTGGTCCTGAATCTACACACACTTTACATGACAATAATATGAGAAATATGTATAGTGAGGAAGAAGTTGGATGTGGATGTTGTGATGATTGTACTGGACAATCTGATTGCCAATGTTGTGACGACTGTACTTGTGAATTTGAAGAAGAAACAAATCCAGAGACTGAGGTTAAAGTTATGAATATGGCTGACTTTATGAACTCACTTGGTCAATAAAAAAAATATAATTTTATGAAAATTATTAAATTCACAGAATCTGTAAATATATCAGAATCTCTTAAATATCACTTAGAGAATAATAAACCTATTACTGAAAATATATTCAGACCAGGTTCAGAAGCTTTTTATGAGGTAATCAAAGAGGCAAGAGAACTATTTGAATTAGGTAGGGTTAATCTATGTGATGTTGATAAAGAACTATATGAATCAACTGATATCGGTAAGTTTGGAATGTACAATGGTGAGTTAGTTCCTTTAGATTTACCAATGGAATTTTTTGTTGAGACAAATCAACCATCATTTTCTATACACGATGTAACCCCTGATTTCAAATATGATGTTATGGGTAAAATGGTTACAAATATTAAACCTTTAACTTGGGTTAAGAATGGTGAGGCGGCTTGTATGTCTTTTGAAGGAGAAATTGATGGTCAACCTTGTAAATGTAAATATGATGATGGTCAAGATGCTTATGTATTTGAAGCTAAATATCATGGTAAAGAAGTTAAATTAAACTATCCAATGCGTGGTGGTGCTAAAAAGTATCAAGTTTATGTTAAGTCGGCAAAAGGTAATGTTAAAAAGATTTCATTTGGTGATGTACACGGTGGATTAACGGCTAAAGTTAGTAATCCTAAGGCAAGAAAATCATTTGCTGCTAGACATCAGTGTCATTTGAAGAAAGATAAAACTAAAGCTGGATATTGGGCTTGTAGAATTAACAAATATGGACACCTATGGGGTGGGAAAACTTATCCTGGTTACTGGTAATATGAAACACTTAAAAACATATAAATTATTTGAATCTATTACTGATGAGAAGTTATATCACGGTAATAGAAAGGGTGATTTTCCACCTAAAAGAAAAAGATTCGCAGGTGCTATATTTTTAACAAGTAGTCTAGACTTTGCTAAAAACTTTGCAGGATTTGATGAAAGAGAAGAATTTCCGGAAGGAGCAGTTTGGCAAGTAAAATTAAAACCAAATTTAAAAATTTGTAACCCTATACAAGTAGAAACAATGAAAGAGTTAGATTTGAAGTCAATATTACAAAAAATGATAGATAGTGAATACGAAGATCCAACAAATGGTAAAAAATTCAAATCAAATAGAGGTAAAGGATTTAAAGGATTTGATTATGATACTGAAGAAGAATTTGACTTAGAAGATACCTCACAGAGTGTATATAATTATCTTTGGTTAATAAAGAATGGTGCTTGGCAGATAATAGAGAGTGATCCAATTATTAAAGCAATTAAAGATAAAAGATATAGCGGATTTGAGGTTACAGAAAAAGGTGTGAAAAATGTAGCAATATTTGATGAGTCATCAATTGAAAATTTTAATAAAATTATATAATGTTGCCATTTCAAGAAACTAAATTAGGAAATAATATATTTATCAGGGAGTTCAGTCATGATACTGACTCTGGTGAGTTTGTGTGGCATCGTGATAGAGAAGATAGAATAATTGAATCTATTGGTAAAACAGATTGGATGATTCAAATTGATAACGAATTACCTAAAGAAATAAATGAAAAAGTATTTATACCAATGGGTGTTTATCATAGATTGATAAAGGGAAAAGGTGATTTAAAAATAAAATTAAAAAAATTATGAAACATTTATTAACATATAGGTTATTTGAATCTGAAGTGGTAGATAACTTTGAAGAAAAAATAAAAGTAGCTCGTGATATACTATTTCATAATCATGAGATCTCAAGAGGTTATGAAATATTTACGAAAGAAATGCAGAGAAGTGGAATTGAAACACTTAACAATCTTAATACTATTTATAAAAAAAATAAAGAAACTGCAAATAGTATGCTAGACAATACGTTGAATATGTTAAAAACATATTCAAATAGTGTTAAAAATACAATATCTGCGACCAAGCAAAACGATGAATGGGTTCAGGCAAAGATATCAGAATTAGAAAAAGAAAAAATTGATTTGGAAAGTAATAATCAAGCTTATGCAAAAAAAACATTCGATGAAAATTTCAAAGGTCTTTTAGATGAGTGTAAAAAGAACTATTCTTTGTTAAAGGATAAAGATATTGTTAAAAGATTGGATGACTTGTATAACATTGTCTATAAATACTATGATTCTAAAAAATATTCAACCGCTGTAGATGCCGCCTCACATTTGATTGTAACCTTTTTCCCTAATAAGAATTTTTATTGGAAAAACGAATGGACTGATCAGAAACTATCAAATGAAAAAACATTAAAAGTGATTGATGAATATAAATCAAAACTTAATGACGCATCATCAATTGTATATAAGAAGACCTAATAAATAAAAAACTCATCTTAAAGATGAGTTTTTGTTTTAGTCTGCTTTTACTTTATAGTTTTCATTGTATATCCTAATGACTTCATCAAACTCATTTACAATACCTGATTTGAACTTATCATTATCATAAGATTGTTTTAAGATATACTCTTTGATATAATCTTCATATTCTAATTGAACTGATATCTCCATTCCGTTCTCATCAAATTCAACTTCATTAGATTCATTTAATTCTTCACCATCTACTAACTCTTTAGTGATATCATCAATATACTCTACAGAAGCAAAATTACCTTTTTCTAACATAACTTCTAACTTTCTACGAAGCTTTCTATTGTTGATTAAAAGGTTATTTGAAATGGCTAAATCAATATAATCTTTAGTTCCTCTTAACTCATCTAACTTATCAATATCTTCTTCATTAACAACTCTAAACTTTCTGAAAATTGGAGAGTATGTGTTAGGTACAAAATCAATTTTATCACTATTTAGGTCGAGAATGGTGATACCTTTTTGGTCTCCCATATCATTTCTATCCATTTGATATGGTGAGCCTATAAACGAGAAATTCTCATTTGTTTGACGAATATGAATATGTCCACTAAAAACGTGTTTATATTTCTTAAACTCATCAACATCAATCTTATCAGCATTTCTATGTGCTACCGAATTTAAATGCATGCGGCAACCATTTAAGTCAGAGTGACAGAACAAATAATTACCTTGGTTATTAGTAATTTCTTTAATCATATCTAATCTTTTTTCAACCCAAGGCATTAGGACTAATTTCTGACCACCTATTTCAATTGTAGTTGTATTAGTATAAACATTTACATTATCAACGTGATTAAATAGTCTAACTGAATTAATATCATTTGATCCTTTGTTCCATAAGTCGTGATTACCAACAATAATATGTAAAGGTAGTATTTGAGATAGTTCTAAAAGGATTTTTTCGGCTTTATATGAGGCAATAATAGGAATGGATGTTCTATTGTCATATAAATCACCACAGTGAATAAGAATATCACCTGGTTTAGCATTTTCTTTTATATAGGGAATAAAAGAGTTGTAGAAGTAATCTTCCATCATATCTAACCACTTATCTAAGTTATTAAGATACACTCCGAAGTGCCAGTCTGTTGTAATAAAAACTTTCATTAAAAAATTGTTTTCTTTTTATATGAAATTATTCAGGTATTGTTTCTTTTCTTCTAGCTTCTCTGGCACATTTTTCACAACCACTACCAGCGTATAGATGACCGTTTGGTGTTTGTTCAAACTCTCCATGTATAGGACATATTATTTTGATCTTGGTTCTACAGTTTTCATAAAGTACTAAGTCATAGTTATACTTATAGTTGTGTTTAACATTGGACTTATCAACAAATTCTTTACTCTTTTTACTTCTTCTATTAAGAGCTTTTAACTCTTTTTCTATGGCTTTCTCTTTAGATTTGCAATTTTTATTACAAAACTTTCTATCCGGTCTACCCCAAACAATCTCTTTATTACAATATCTATAATTACAGTTCATATACTGTATTTATTAAATAGTGGAAATGGCATTTTTATCAACATAATATTTTAAAATAGAGCTAAAGAGATAACGAAGAAAAATATATAATTTATAAAAAATAATTTAAAAAAATATGCCATTACCACATTTCACTCAACTTTTAAATACAGGCTCACCAGGGGGTCCTGGTACGTTACCTGATGAAGTAGTATATACAAACTTGTTTGAGATAACATTTGTATTACCTGTAATTTTACAGGCTCAAGGTAGAAACCCTATCTTACTTCTTCAAAATGCTTTGAATATAAATATGAACTTAACAGAATTTGACGTTGCTGTTAAAGAACAAAGATTCAAGTATTCAACAAGAGCGTTTTTAACGACTCCTACAAAAACTTCTGGTGCATTTGACATTAAATTCAATGTTAACGTGAATCAGCAAGGTTCTATGGAGACTTGGAATGCTATGAAGGCTTGGTATGATTTAGTATTCAACTCACAAAATGGTACACTTCACTATAAATCTGATATCATCGGTACAGTTATTGTTAACCAACATGATAAAAAAGGTGTTGTATTAAGACGTGTTACTTATCAAAACGTTCAAATTAGTAAACTACAAGGTTATTCACTTGACTGGGCTCAAAACAACATCATTGAATCTGTTCAAGCTGACTTTATTTATGATTACTTCATTGATGAGTACATTGATAATAACTTTACTATCAATCCTCCAATTGTATCTGGATACTAAGAATAATATTAAAATTAAAAACCCATCTTTTAAGATGGGTTTTTTTATGCACTAAAAAACCCACCAATTGGTGGGTTTAATATTTCTAAGTTTGGCGTCCTAGTATTAGAACTTAGGAATGTTATTTGTCATATTTGAAGCATTTCTCATCATTGAGTTGGCATCAAAGTTTGGCATTCCTTTTTGTTGTTCACTTTCCTGTTTCTTTCTGCTTGTTTCTTCTTCTTCAGCAATCTCATTAACTAATTTAATGTTTTCCTCAAACATCCAGAAAGGCCACTCATCCATTGCTATTTCTTGAGTGTGGAAGTGCTTTTGTAATAGAAGCTTATTCTTTAATATATGCTTCAAAGGCATCGTGAATAACGAAAATACCTGACGCTCCGTTGGGAAATTGCATGTCTGTGTGGACCTCCTCACCACACGAACATGTTTTCTTCAATTCCTTGATACCAAAAGTCATTTTGCTAACAGCAGCATTTAAGAATTGGAAAGAAATATCATCAATTTCTTCAAACTCTTTTAATTTAGATTTGATACCTTCATAAGTAATTGAAGATCTACCTGATAACATAAAAGGAATAATTTTCAAGAAAGATAAGTTTGGAGTTCTTTTCTCATTATTTTCTTTTAAGATATAATCAGTAAAGGCTTTTTGTAAGCCAATGTTTGGTGGAGTTAGTTCAAACTCTTTGCTATTCACCGTTGTGAAGTGATAAGATCTTGAAGATGCACTGAAGTATCTATCAAGTTTTTCATCTACTTCATGAAAAGCAAAGTTTTCTCTTTTTAACTCTAACTGTAAATCAGTACCACATCCACATCTTGTAGTTACTGATAATGAATTACCTTGTTGGAATGTTAATTCTCTAATTAAGAAAACTAAAAATAATCTGTCTTGGTCTTTTATTTCAAGATATGAACCTACTTTACCATCTGAGTATTTAATTCTAACACAAGATTGTAAAATATCATTCATTTTCTCAACAATATCATAGAAGTTATTATCATCTACCATTGAATATGATTGAATTTCTTTTACTTGAGCAGGTCTTACCATAAAAACTGTACCTGTTGGATAAAAAGCACCACAAGGCAATTCTTTAATATCAAAGTTAAAGAATTGAAGATCTGTCGTTCTTGTACTGTCAATTTTTGGTTGCTCCACGAATGGAATATCAGAATTGCTTTGAATCTTAGAGGTTTCTAAATTACCAAGATGTTTCTTTAAGTAATCTTCTTCGCTCATATTATTTTGTTCAGACATATTAATTATTTATTTTTTATTATATATTCATGGGATTAGTATCCCTATAAAATACCTTATTGTTATAACAAAAAAAAAGAGGAAAGTTTTCACTTTCCTCTTTTTATTATAAATTTTATTAATTATTATCCGTTGATGAATCCACCCGCTGAGATAGCACCAGTTCTCAAGATAGTAATATTGTTTACGATAATACCCATACCTTTGATTGGTTCAACATATGTATCTAGAACACCTATTTGGTTATCAATAATATCATTAGTGTTATTTTCTTCATCCATTTTATTAAAGTAGTTGTATAAACCATTCTTACTTACATAAGTTTCACAGATAACGTCTGCTCTAAGTTTAATTTCTGCTCTAATATCAGGTGTATTAAATTTCCATTGGAAGTCTAATAACATTCTTGACAATTCTCTTTCAAGTTCGATGAGAACTTCTCTAACATGTAAATATGAAAGAGCTGATTTGTAAAGTGTTTGAGCCGTATTTTCAGTCTCAATTACATTTCCTCTATTTCTCTTGAACACGATTGGGTTCATTTGAGCTTGATTTATGTATTCAATGTCAGTAGGTGTAAAGTCCATCTCAGTTGATGTGATGTTTGTTACTCTACCATTAGTGACACCTGCTGCGATTGTCCAAGGAGTTACACCGCTTACATTAGAGATGTGTTTTCTCATATAAGTTGTAGCGACCCATGCTGCTGGTGGAACATCTATTGGTCTACCATTGTCATTTACTAATACATAAGGCATGAAGTAACCTACTGATGTAGAACCTAAACCATCGCCAAATGAGTAAAGGAATGCTGGAGAACTTTCTGGGTCACCACCTTTTGCTACAAAATCAAGTCTAAGAGATCCGTATGTAGGTGATGTTGGGTTGTTATCCATAAATGATGGAGATGATGAGTTTTTGAATGACTTCATAGAAGGCATATTGATAATTCCAAGAGCATCTAATCTATCACCACAGATATCTACTAATTGTTGTTTAGATCTTTCAGTTAAACCAAGACCAAATGAGTCAATTAAATATCTGAAGTCAATTGCTTCTTTGTTAGTAACTGCTTTGAATAAAGGAGTTCCTTTAGCAACAATATTCAGAATAGAATTTTGTCTTGTCTCAGTACCATCGGGTAAAGAAGCTTGTCTAACTCTAAATCCTTTCATAGCAATACCTTTGTAAGTAGTTGCGTAATTATCAATAGAAGCATATCTTGTAGTTTGTAAATCACCATTGAATGATGATGTTGCAATTCTTGAGTCACAAGTAATTTCTGCTAATGTTGAATCACCAGCATAAGCTTTCTTACTTAAAATTCTTGTAAGTTTTCTTGGTGCTTCACCAACTTGAAGAGCAGTATTGTCATAGTAAGCTAATAAGAAGTCACCAGCTTTTACTTCAGTATATCTACTTGCTTTAACAAGAATCTTATTAGGAACTTGAACATATCCATTAGGAACTTCAATTTCAACAGTTTGTGTAAAGTTTGATTTTTCTGATTGAATATAGAATGTATTATTAGCAAGTACATCAAGAGCTGTATTTCCTGTATATAAAGCATCATCCCAGAATGTAGTGTAAAGAACATTACTACTGTCTAAATACATTTTAAGATATTTTTTGTTTATGTAATCAAATACCTCCGATACGTTATAAACATCCTCATCAGTTACATTTTCATTAATTTCATATCCCCAGGCAGACATAGTAAAACCAAATGCTGCGGCTACTACTGTTGGGTTCAAGTTTGATTTAATTGTAAATGAGCCTGTATTTTTAGTAGAACTTGGAACAATAAATTGTTCATATGGTTGAAAGTCAGGGTTTGTAGAACCTTCAAATATAACATAGTTATTACCAGCATATGATGATGTAGTACCTGCGTTCTCACCATTTGTGAATGCAACTGTATATGTTTCACCAGCTGTTATCATATTATATGGTACTCTATTAGTATAGAAGTAGTCACTTGTATTTACAAGACCATCGTAGTATTTTGTATAGAATTTAGAGTATTTACCTATAACACCATCAGTTGGAGTTGAAACTTCAGACTTAGTAGTCATTGAATCAGTTCCTAAGATTAATTCATTATCTACTGTATAAACAACAAAGTAGCCTTGATTAACTATATCTGATAATTGATTGTCAGTTAAGTTAGTATTTAAGATAAATGATTTATTAGATGTAGTTGAGCTAACAATATTTGTTATTGTCATTCCTGATAAACTAACCTTGTCAAAGTTATTTGAAGAACCAAGACACAAAGTCATTTTATTTTTATTAGCACCGTGAATTAAATCAACTAATTTGTTGAATAATTTGAATCTTCTGTATTGCTCATAGTTCTTTGTAGAAGGAGTAGCATTAGTATCCAAAAATTCTACTTTAATAGAACCTGAACCTGAAGTAGGTAATGTTATGTCATAATCAACACCAAATTGATAATCCATGAATCCACCACTATCTACGTTTACATCTGTAAGAGCAACTGAACTTGTTGCGATGTCACCATTGAAGATTTGAAAGTTAACATATCCTAAAACTATATCTCCTGTTGATACAGAAGGGTTTGTTGTATTTACTTGTGCAGATGAACCAGTTTTGTTAGAAAGAACACTGATAGTACCTGTGTTGTCTAAAACAAATGTTGAAACATATGATAATGTGCCGTATGTTGATGTATAATCACTTGCATTAAGTGTAAGAGAGAATGTACCAGAAACCGGAACATAAGTATCAGCCATTACAGCAAAACCATCTGGTGCTAAGTAAGTAACTGTGATATCAGATGTTGTAGAAACTATAGAATCTAAAGTAATATCATAAGTAGAACCTTCAGCAAACCAAGCAGTTCTGTTATCACCATATTGTACAATCCCTGTTTGCATTGGTGAACCAAATGCGTGAGTAGCTTGTCCAATATAACTGAATGATCCACCACCAAATAAAGCAGTTACGTTACCTGGTAAGTCAAGAGGAGTTGATACAATCTCAACTGATTCAGATATTGTTTCTTTATAAGATAAGAATTCAATTTCAGATTCTAAAATACCGGCAGTTGTTTGACCTATTAAGTCTAATAAACCGTTATAGTAATCTGTTTCAACTAAATCTGAGTTGAATGAGCAGAATAAACCTGTTTTGTCTGTATCTCTGTTAATTGTTGTTTCAATAAAAATATTAGTACCGTTGGCATCTCTAAAATATGGAATCAAAGACAATCCTTCATAATAAGCTAATGAAGTAACATTTCTGTCATTAGCAAAATTTCTAATCTGTCCTTTAACAAGACCAGATGTGTTAAAGTAAGCACTCCATCTTGTATCAACTGCTAAAGTTTGATAGTCAGTCCAATCTCCTCCTACAACTACAACATCAACTAAATAGTCAGATGCCCAATCATTAGCGTTAACATATGGCGGAAGTTTTTCTTGAGAACCGTACCATTCGATAAGAGTTCTGTCAAAACCAGTTCTTGCACTCTTAACAATAAATACAGTAACGTATTTATCAGAAAGGTTAGTGATATTGAAAGCTCTTTCAGTATAACCAGTATTGTGTTTAGTTAAGTTGATAAAAGATTCAGTATCTCTTTTCCAGAAACCTGTTGTATCAAAGAATCTTCTATACGCGCCTAATCTTTCGACATCGTTCATATAGCCAGAAGAAGCTGATAATGATTTATACTCAATAGTATCAAGTGTATCATCTGTGCTTAATAAGTTGATAGCATATACTGGAGCTGATTCCAACATTTTTTGGATAGTTCTGTGGAAAAACGAACCTTTTCTTTCCAGGCCTCTGTCAAGTTGACCAAATATCGACTCTAAGTCGTTAAGAGTTGTAAGTCTAATAGGTGTATTTACTGGTCCTTTTTTAGAAACACCAATAACCATATTAGTAATACCCTCAACCACAGGAGTTGTTATAATTGAATTGTCAAATTCTTCTATGAAGATTCCTGGTCTTTTGTATTTTCCAATTTGAATTGCCATATTTTTAATATTTTTTTTTATGTTATAGAGTATATATAAAATGTAAAAAATGATATTTTTTCTATTTTGTTGTTTGACTTGACAACTTTTTGATATTATCCATCATATTTTTTTCTATATCTTTCATTTTATTATCTAATGCTTTTTGAGCATCAGCCACATCTTTTATTAAAGATGCTATATTAGCTGTATTTGTTGATATTCTATTAGTAATATCAGTAATTTTACCACTAACTGACTGCTTAGTACTATCATCTGGAGATAATTTTAATTCTTCACTAAAATCATCTTTTTTTAATTTATCACTTGTTACATCATTTTGTAGATGATCCAATCTTCTTTTTAAATTTGCAATATGTAAATATTCAACTATAAAAGGATTTTTTGGAGTTTTGTCATCTGATTTACCAACAATCTCGTCTACTTTTATTTTCAAATCAGCATCTGATTTTATTTTAAGATATGCGTTGTCTATTAGAGTCTTCTTTGATTTGTATTCAGACAGTTGATTTTTAGTAACTGATAGTTGGTCTTTAGCCATTTTAATATCTGGCTCGTCTGTTATATTTGCATCAAATTCAGATTCTTCTATAAAAAGCTTATATGTTTTAAGAGTTTTCATTACTTCTTAGTTAATGATGTTTTATTGATATCATTTTCAACTGAAATATTTACGAACCCACCATTTTTCGATATTGAAGCAGTAGGTGTATTTTTTAGAGCAAATCTTTTAATTGTTTCTTTATCATCTTCATCTTTTGAAACCTCACCTAAAGAACATAATGACTTAAAGTTTATTTCTTGTTCTGTTAAACTTGTAGAGCCACTTTTATTTTTACCTTCTTGATACTTTAATATAGTTTTAGCAACATGCTCACCATTTAAACGGAAATTACCATCTTTATCAATAACTTTGTCAACCGGTACTTTAAATCCATATATTTTGTATTCCTCACCACCTTGTTTATCTTTTCCAGTATTAACTCCAAAGTCTAACTTACCTTTATCTAGTTCAGTTCCAATTTTTTCAGATTCTTCGATATATTTTTTGAAGAAGTACATACTACTACAGTAAGATATGTATAAATCAGTTCCTTTTACATCCTGTATGTAAAAGTATAATTGTTTTCTATCGTTTGTATTAGCAGCAAAAAATGTTTCTTTTAAATCTTCATTTTTTTCAATTTTTAATGGTGTGTTGATAAATCTCATTTTTTTAGTTTTTATACCATCTGCGTTCTTTTCGTTATTTTTACCATCACCACTGCCTTTGATTTCAAGTTGAGTTTGGTCACCCTTCCATCCAAAGTATTCATCAAGAAACTTAGCCTGTCTTCCTTGTCCACCTGACTTATATAAAGAATCACCATCTAACATATCAGTCATGAATTTACGAAGATTTTGTCCGGCATTTTTTATTTCATTACCATCTTTTGTTTTAATAACAACTTCTTTTCTAAATATTTTTTGATATTTAGTTCCTTTTATGATGTCCATTACTGCATTTTCCCATTGGTCAAAAATGGCATTATTTCTATAAGGTCCGCCAGATAAACCAGCGTTCATTTTATTACCTCCACCAAAAGGAGTATATTGTGCAAAAGTAGAAGCACTTACACGACCATCAGTTGTTCCTACATTAGGAATAACCGGAGTTGTGTGTAACTTATAAGCTCTATTAAAACATTTAACTATCTCGATAATTGGATCAATATCATAAATCCAGAATTTTTCTTTATTTTCTTCTTCTTTAGATATTTTATCAAACTTCTGTTTCATTTTAATAACTTCAGTTTTTTCTAAAGTAAATGCTTTGACATCAATTTTTTTATCCCAATAATCTTGAATTTTTTGAGTAGTTGTCATAACTGTAGGTGCACTTACCTCTTCGTCTTTAGTTTCTTCATCAGCTTCGTCTTTAGTTTCTTCATCAGCTTCGTTTATAGAAATAAAGTTACTATATCTTAATAGTCTTGATTCTTTTTTAACTTCTTCTTTATTTTCTCCTTCCTTAACTTCCTTAGCTTTATCTTGATAAGTTTTTAATTTTGGTAAAAGTTCTTTTAATTTGTCATAAGAAGTAATAAAGTCTTTAATAGGTTGATTAGCCTCTATTAACTGAGATGCTAAACCTAAATCATCTTTGAATGCTAAAACAACATTACCTAATAGTGAGATAGCCTTTGGTATATCATTTTCCGAATCTGGATTTAATTCTTCTTTAACAAGAGCATCGAGACTTAACATATTTTTACCAATAGTTTGTTCATTCATAACTACTTGGTAGCCTATTTTACTTATAGTCTTTTTATATAACTCGGCATTCTCACCTGATTCTGAGTTTTTAATAAGTTCTTGCATTCTAGCAACCATATTAGCAATTCCTGAATTTTTGTAGGCATTCTCAACTTTTGACCAAGCATATATAACTTTAGTCTCGTTTGCTCCTAATTCAGATTCAAATATTGGAAGAGATTCATTCTCATAGAAAAATCTTTCAGCCATAACTGAATTCTCAACCTTTGTTGGTTGTGTAGTCTTTTGTTGTTGTGTAGTCTGAGGTGTTGTTTGTTTCTTCTTATTACCTACTAAAGATTTATTATATTTTATTTTTTCATTTTTTATAACATCACATATTAATAGAGTTGACTTTATTAATTTAACACTATTATCATAAAATAATTCACGAACACCAGAGTCTTCGTCTTTTTCTTCCTTAGGTTTTTCATCTTTATTTTCTTTTAATCCTTCTAAGAATTTTAAAAATTCCTCCAACTGACTAATAAGAGAATCTTTATTATCAATATCATCATACTTTTTAATGTCATCAATTGCATTTTTAGTTAAGTTTATTATTATTTGTAATTCTTCACCTTCTTTTACAGATTTTTCTAAGTTATCAATAAATGAAAAAACAATAAGACGATGTAACTCTTTCTCATTTTCATTAGACGATAATGCTTCTTTGGCTGGACCATCTAATATATCATCCATTGCATCTTTAAGTTTGTTAATAACGGATTTAATTCTAACTAAGTTAGCGCCCTTTTTTGCATTTCTCATAAGACGATTTACTAATCTACCTACTAAGGAGTTACCCCAAGGTATATCATTAGCAAATGGACCACTTTCTATTGCCTCATTTAGAGGTTCTAAAGCATCATAGCTTTTGTATTCGTTGATTTTATCAATACTTCTTTTTATAAACTCATCTCTGTTACTTAGATATTTCATGAATGAATATAATTTTTTCAACAATATATATTAAATATCTTTTGTTGAATTTTGACAATTCAATAATAATCGTTATATTTGTATAGTTAAGTTTTATATGATAATCAAATAAAAAATAAAATAAATTTGACAAATAGAAAACTTATCCTTATATTTGTATAACAAATTAACCACTACAAAAATGAAAGCTATGAATATCGACATCGACAAAATTGTTCACTTAGAATTAAGAAACAAAAACGGTAAAAAATTCTCTAACACAAGAATTAAATTTATTGCTGACTATCTTAAACTTGATGGTGACTTTTTAGCTAATTTAGTTGAAGAATATACAACAATCTGGTTTATTTATGATGGTGGTGATACTAACCTTGTGATGGCTAAGACTGGTGAAATTGGTTTATGTGTTTTTCAACCATATAGCAAATCTTTAACTGATGCTGACTATGATGTTATCAAAGCTATCGATTCAGTAGAAGTTCCAAAAACTCCAGCTCAAACTAAAAAAGTTAAAGTTGTTAAAACTAATGAAGTTAGTAACATCTTTATCGAAGACTTGATTGGTAATGTTGAAGAATTAGATGTAGATACTATCCTTGATAAGATTTCTTCTACTGGTATGACTTCTTTGACTAAGAGAGAAGTAGAATTTTTGAACAACCTTAGTAAATAAAAAAAATTACTTTTTTACATATTCTTAAAAAACCGGACATATGTCCGGTTTTTTTATTTTAAAATATATTTTTTTTTACCAACCTTTAAAATTTTAACAAATTCCACGATTGTCTATTTGATAATAAAAAAATAGAATATATAAGTCATACAAATTCATATTTTATTATGAGATATTCAGAACTAAACTATCGTGGAAAGACATACACAAATGCTAATGAGATACACGATATTCTTCTTAAAGAGAAATTCTATTGGCTTATTGACTCAGAAATTGAGAATGCTCAATTAGAAATAAAAAATAACACACTTATATGGAATAATGGTAGTTTCTATACAGGGGACTGGTACTACGGTATTTTTAAAAACGGAAACTTTTATGGAAACTGGGAAAATGGTATATGGGAAAGCGGCAATTTCAAAGGGAAATGGCTAAGCGGTATTAATCTTACACAGATATAAAAATTAACACAAATTATTATGAAGAGAAAAAGAATTGCTTTTGAAGTTAAAAAACAAGAAGCTAATGAAATTTTGAATCAGAAGGAGTTGAGAGTTACAAAAGAAGGAAATGATTACTTCTTTGAGATTGGACCAGAAATGACATCAGACTTAGCAGAAGCGGTGTCAATATTAATGAGAAAATCTGACTGGAACGATCCAATTTGGAATACAGTGATTGATAAAAAAATGATATATGAAAATATAACCCCTGAAAAAGCTTTATATTGGTTATCAGGTGGATACAAAGAATGGAACTCATTAGACCACTATAACCGACCCTGGTGTGATTGTTATTTAGAATTTCAAGAAGAATTTGGGTTTTTGATAGTTAATATAGTTAAAAAGTCAAAAACACTCTTAGATATAAGAGAAGGATTTATGAAATACTTAAACCTGCCAACACTTTATAATTTTGCAATAAGTAGAAGTATGGTAAAATACTAAAAACATAAAATATTAAAAATCCCGTTAGAAATGACGGGATTTTTTATTTAATATATACTTTATGGAACAAATGAAAAAAGTTTGTAGTAACCCTTGGTGTAAAGGAACTTTTCTTTATACGGAAGCTGATATGGTTGAATTAAAAACCGATCCAAGAACATCTAAGATTGATAATGTTTTAAATGAAGTGCAAAAATTACCACCATCTGAATGTCCAAAATGTAGAAGCTTTGCTACTGAGTTAAGCGGTGGTGTTGAATGGAAAGAAAAAACTTATGAGGGTAGTAGATTTGATGGCATGTCTCATCAAATAAAATATAAAGTAACAAATTATAAATTATAATGAAAGCACATTTTTTTGATTTAGACACAATATTAAATACTAATAGTATGGTTTGGATAGTTGATAAAACTAAACCAAATCTACCTATTATGAAAATATCAAAATCGGATTTTAATTTGATTAAAAATGGTATTTATAGAAATCAAGGTAACTCTATTGAATTTGGTGGACACATCTATTGGATGTCTACAGAAATTTTTGAAAAGTTAAAAATTAAAGCTAAAAACTATAAATCAGATATTTCAAATCTTGCTTTTTCAATGCAAGAGTTTATGAATAAAGAATTAATAGAAAATTTAGAATATATTATTAATTTAGAAAATATTTTACATCTTAAAAATACTGATGATGATATTTATGTTATCTGTTCAAAGAATAATAAGTCAAATTATGAGCTAATGGTTTCTAAAATAGAAGATAAACTAAAAGAAAATGGTCTATTTATTAAGAAGTTTTATTATATATCTGAGACTTTTTATAATAGAAACTTAGATAATATATCACATAAGAAAGTTAGATTGTTATTACAACACATTGTTGGTCTAAAAACTGATGGTGATAAATTCACCGATGAGGAGTTAGAACAATATGATGAACTTTTCTTTTATGATGATGAAGAAAATACTATAAAGTTGGCAAAAGAATCCAATAGAGTTTTAACTATTATTACATCAAATACAGATACTGATATAAAAGAAAGAGTTAAAGAAGAATTGAAATCTAAAAAGCACACACTATATGTCAACTATGTTAGTAGTAATAAAGTTAATAGATTTGTAACTACAAAAGTAGATATTCAATTTAGTAACTTAATAACTGTATTTGAGAGCTTTAAGTGGAAATAATTACTTATCTTTTTCTTTATTAATCATAGCATTCTTAATTAAATCATTAAGTTTCCTATTATCCATTATCTCTCCACCACCTATTGACTCACCTGCCGATTCCTCAGCCGCTATGTTTTGAGCTTTGATAACTTCTGGGTTCTCAATTTCATTAAGACCTAAATCTTTTCTTAATCCTTTATAGAATTTTTCAAGTTCAGTTCTTTGTGTTGATGAAAATTTAGAGTTTTCTCTAATTTGACCAATAGTTTGATTGACAACTTCATGCATTCTTGCTGAGTTATCACCATTATCAACTTGTCTTAATTGTGATAAGAAGTTCTTTCTAGTCATTTTTGATAAGAAGATTGTTTCGGCATAAACCTTAGCATCTTCTCTCATTTTATTTCTTATATAAGGATGTTCTTTTAATTGAGGTACATCACTTAAATATAAATCAATAAGTGATTCTAATACTTCCATAGACTGTTGACTTGCAACTGTCATATCTGAGTCATAATCATATATTTCTATTTCACCCAAATCTGGTAGATCCTCAGGTCTAGCAAGGTGTTTACTGATATCAAATTCGCCACTTTCCGACTGGATTTCATCGAATTCATCTTTGATTCTATTTCTTTCATTCTCTGTTTTTGACATAGAAGGCGGTTTTTTACAATATATATTAAAAATTATCTTTTCCTAAAATATGGCATTTGCTCCACAACAAGAAAGACAAATGGTTTTTACAACCAAATTAGTAGACGAGGCTACTGATAAAATTAACGATGGTATAGTCGTTAAAAGATATCAAAACCCTTGGTTAAAGAGTGAAGTGGGCTTGAGACGAGCCGGTGTTTCATTTAGGATGACCGCTGATGAACAACAAGAATATGTTAGATGTGCTTTAGATGTTCATTACTTTGTAGAAAAATATTGTAAAGTAAAAAGAGAGGATGGTTCTATTGGTTCTATTAAGCTAAGAGATTATCAAAAAGAAATGCTTGATAGTTTTGTTAATAATAGATTTAGTATTTTAATGGCATCTCGTCAGGTTGGTAAAACAATCTCATCTTCTATTTTCATGTTACATAAAATCTTATTTGATAATGATAGGAATATAATGATTGTAGCCAACAAAGGTGATACAGCTGTTGAGATTGTTGATAAGATTAAATCAATCTACTCGCTATTACCTTTCTTTTTAAAGCCAGGTATTAAAACTTGGAATCAAAAGTCACTAACATTTGAGAACGGGTGTAGAATTAAAACATCTGCTAGAACAAAGACACCAGCTATTGGTTTTACCATTGACGTACTTTATTTAGATGAGTTTGCTCACATTCCTTCAAATATTATTGAACCATACTATACTGCCGCTTTTCCAACGACTGCTGCTGTTCAAAACTCAAAGATTATTATTACTTCTACTCCAAATGGTATGAATCTATTCCATAGATTATTAACTGATGCTGAGAGACCTGAGGGTGATCCAATGAAGAATAACTATAAACCAATGAGAGTTTATTGGTATCAAGTACCGGGTCGATTTGTGACCTATATTAGATTAAATGCTCATAAACTATATGAACATGGTGTAACTAAAGAGGAAATATTTGATTTAGTTAATCAAAATTGGGGTAGTCAAACAAAAGTCTTTATGGAATATAATATGGACTTACTTAAAGATGTTATTAATGTCTTTAATGATGATAAGTGTACAGATGAAGATGTTAAAAAATTAACATTTATTGATAAAAATGGCTATGATGTTCCTATTATGGCTATTGCTGAGGTTACAACTTGGAAAGAAGAAGCTATTAAAGATATTGGTGGTGAAGATGCCTTTAACCAAGAGTATGGTTTAAGGTTTATCAATGCTTCTAAGTCATTATTGAATGAAGCTATTATTGATGATTTGTTGAGAAATAAAAAACATTATGTTCATGAGCCTATTATTGAATTTGATAGAAGATTAAAATTTAGTTATACTGATTTGAAGTGGGTTGAAGATGATGATAGTTTCTTACCTCTTATGAGAAAAGATTACAAGTATGTTATATCAGTCGATATTTCAGAAGGTCTTGGTCAGGATTATTCTATTATTAATATATTTAGAGTTTCTGAGAAACCAAGAGATTTAATAGAGATACAGAAAAATAATTATAAATCTGTTGTTGACTTTTTTAGATTAGAACAAGTTGGTATTTATAGAAATAACTACATATCAGTTAAGCAATTGGCTGAGTTACTTTATATGATTGTATTCGAGTACTTGAATCCTGATAATTGTAAGGTAGTTGTCGAGTTAAATAATTATGGTAATACTTTATTTGCTGAGCTACCACACGTTTTTGATGGTAATAATAATTATGGTTCTTCTGTATTTGTTCGATATAAACATAGAGCAGATGCTACTGAAGAAAAAGTAGGATTAAAAGTTGGAGAGAATAAGAATATGATGGTTAAAGACTATCAAGAGTTAATGCAAAGTAAAGGTTTTGTCATAAACAATGAGGATAATATTAGAGAAATAACAACATTTGTTAAACACACTACATCAGCTGGTAATACAAGATATGCCGCAGATGTTGGTCATGATGATACTGTGATGACTATTGTCAATGCTACTACGGTATTTGGTAGACATGACTTTACTGAAATGGTTGAAGAATGGTCAACTAAATTTGTTGATAAGGACTTTATGGCTTATGTCAATGAGTCTTTAAAAAATATGGATTATGTAGAGGGAGTTGACTATGGTCAAGTTCTAAAAATAAGAAAACAACAAATGAATAGATTCAAAGCCAATAATAATGGGTTTGGTGGAAACGGTACTAACTGGTTTGGTAAATAAAAAAAGACACATTTCTGTGTCTTTTGTAAGTTAGTTGTTAGCTTCCATAGTAGCACTTAATCCAGCGCTTCTCATTTTATCTTTTAGCGTTGCGATAGTTTCAATGTCACCATATTTAACGTCACATTTTCCATTATAATGAACAATATGAGCACACTGTGTAGCTTGTTCATTTTCATGTTTACAAATCTTCATTAAACAAGTAATAACCCAATCAAATGTGTTATGGTCGTCATT